GATATCCGTTAACTATCCGTTTTTCTTCAAGCCGATCCAGGATGGTATGGATCGTCCTAAGACCGAACTGGCATATAGAGTCCCAGCTTCAAAACTTACTAGACGTAAACTAGATGATAATATAAAACTAAAAGAATTACAAGGTCTTGATACAACAATAGACTGGAAGAATACAGGGGATAACTCTTACGATGGTGAAAAATTAAAAATATTAGCACACGATGAGAGTGGTAAATGGGAACGTCCTGATAATATATTAAACAACTGGAGGGTTACAAAAACTACATTAAGATTAGGCCGAAGAATAGTAGGCAAGTGTATGATGGGCTCAACTTCAAACGCGTTAGATAAAGGTGGAAACAACTTCAAAAAATTATACTACAATAGCGATGTTACAAAAAGAAATAGAAACGGACAAACAAGTTCTGGCCTCTACTCTCTTTTCATCCCTATGGAATGGAACTACGAAGGATTCATGGATACTTTTGGACTACCTGTATTCATTACGCCAAAAGATAAAGTCCTCGGAATTGATAATATCCCAATTACAATCGGAGTTATCGAACACTGGGACAACGAAGTTGATGGATTAAAATCAGATCAAGATAGTTTAAATGAATATTATAGACAGTTTCCTCGAACAGAAAAGCACGCTTTTAGAGATGAGACTAAAGATAGTTTATTTAATCTAGTGAAAATATACGAACAATTAGACCACAATGAAGATATAAAAAATCATGCTAATGTCACGCAAGGAAGTTTTATGTGGGAAAATGGAATTAAAGATTCTAAAGTATTTTTTGTACCTAATAAAAACGGAAGATTTAATGTATCGTGGGTTCCACCTAAAAATCTTCAAAATCGAGTAATTATAAAAAATGGAATTAAATACCCTGGAAATGATCATGTCGGAGCATTTGGTTGTGATTCTTATGATATTAGTGGTACTGTCGACGGCAAAGGGTCTAATGGATCACTTCTTTTTAGAATACATAGCTAGACCTGAAACAGCAGACGTATTTTTTGAAGAAGTTTTAATGGCATTAGTGTTTTATGGAATGCCTATACTTGCTGAAAATAATAAACCTAGACTTTTGTATTACTTAAAGCGACGAGGTTATAGAGGTTTTAGTATGAATCGCCCTGATAAAATATGGAACAAATTATCGGTAACTGAAAGAGAAATAGGTGGTATACCAAACTCAAGTGAAGATATAAAGCAAGCTCACGCAGCTGCTATAGAATATTATATAAACGATTACGTAGGTTTAGTAGGTGAAAACTATGGAGATATGTATCATCAAGATACTTTAGAAGATTGGTTGAATTTTAACTTAAGCAATAGAACTAAGCATGATGCTTCTATAAGTTCTGGACTAGCTATAATGGCTTGCAATAAAAATAAATACAGACCTACAGCAGAAAAGAAAATTACTCCTATTCGTTTAGGGTTGAAAACTTATGATAACACAGGATACTTATCAAAAATTAATAGATAATATATGAAAATTTACACAAATAGTCACAGTGCATTTCCGGATCAGGTAGTACCAGACGCGGAAAAGGCTACTTGGGAATATGGTTTAAGAGTAGGTCGCGCCATAGAAGGAGAATGGTTCTGGGCTGGGCAAGGTAGAGATAAGTTTTATCAAAACTATAATAACTTTCATCAATTAAGACTATATGCTAGAGGAGAACAATCTATCCAAAAGTATAAAGATGAATTAGCAATTGATGGAGATTTATCATATTTAAATCTTGATTGGAAACCTGTTCCTATATTACCTAAATTTGTAGATATAGTTGTAAATGGTATATCTCAAAGAACTTTTGATATTAACGCGTTTGCTCAAGATCCAGTATGTGCTCAGCAAAGAACTGAATATGCTACCGGGTTAATGACAGATATTAACGCTAAAGAGTTTTTAAAAGCCACCCAAGAAATGTTAGGTGTAAACGCTTTCAATTCTCCTGATCCCAATTCTGCACCTCAAGATAAAGAAGAATTAGCAGTACATTTACAAATGGATTTTAAACAATCTGTAGAAGTAGCTGAAGAAGAAGTTATTAATCAAGTGTTAGATTTCAATAAATATGATTTAACTAGAAATAGAGTAAATTATGATTTAGCTGTTTTAGGTATTGGAGCTGTAAAAAGCACTTGGAATGAGTCCGAAGGAGTTGTAGTAGATTATGTTGACCCTGCACATCTGGTTTGGTCTTACACAGAAGATCCTAATTTCGAAGACTTATGGTATGTAGGAGAAGTTAAAGGGATTAGTTTGTCAGAACTCAAAAAAGAGTTTCCAGCTTTAACAGCAAGTGAATTAGAGGAGATTCAAAAATATCCTGGAAATCAAAACTATATAAGGAATTGGAATGGTAGACAAGACAACAACACAATACAAGTATTGTATTTTGAATATAAAACTTACACCAATCAAGTTTTTAAGTTAAAAGAAAACGCTTTTGGTTTAGAAAAAGTATTAGAAAAACAAGACACGTTTGATCCACCTGAAGATGCTTTGGGTTATGGTAAATTAGAAAGATCCATTGAAACGTTATATTCCGGAGCTAAAATATTAGGGCATCCCCAAATGTTAAGATGGGAGTTAGCTAAAAACATGACAAGACCTGTAGCTGATACTGTAAAAGTAAATATGAATTATGCTATATGTGCACCAAGAATGTACAAAGGAAGAATTAATTCTTTAGTAAATAGAGTTACTGGATTCGCTGATATGATTCAACTTACTCATTTAAAGCTACAACAAGTGTTGTCAAGAATGGTTCCTGATGGGGTTTATTTAGACGTAGATGGATTGGCAGAAGTAGATTTAGGTAATGGAACTAACTATAATCCTAAAGAAGCTTTGAATATGTATTTTCAAACTGGTAGTGTTATAGGAAGATCATTAACTCAAGACGGAGATATAAATAGAGGAAAAGTTCCAATTCAAGAACTATCTAGTTCTAATGGAATGGCAAAAATTCAATCTTTAATTCAAACATACAATTATTATTTACAAATGATAAGAGATGTTACCGGATTAAACGAAGCAAGAGATGCTAGTACTCCGGATAAAGATTCATTGGTAGGACTACAAAAACTTGCCGCCGCAAACTCAAATACAGCTACAAGGCATATATTGCAAGCTGGATTATATCTAACACAGAGAATGTGTGAAAACATTTCAATGAGAGTAGCGGATTCATTAATGTATCCTACTACTAGAGCAGCTTTAGAAAATAGTTTATCTCAATACAATGTAGGAACATTAGATGAACTAGCAGACTTAAATATTCATGATTTTGGAATATTTATAAATTTAGAACCAGACGAAGAAGAAAAAGCGCAATTAGAACAAAATATACAAATAGCATTAAAAGAAAATCAAATATATTTAGAAGATGCTATTGATATTAGAGAAGTTAAAAACTTAACTTTAGCTAATCAATTTTTGAAATATAGAAGAAAAAAGAAGCAAGAGCAAGATCAAAAACAACAAATGGAGATGATGCAAGCTCAAGCTCAAGCTCAAGCTCAAGCAAGAGAGCAAGAGGCTATGTCAGAAGTACAGAAACAACAAGCCTTAGTAGAAACTCAAGCTCAATTAAAAAAGGTTGAAATGGAGTTACAAATTCAAAAAATGCAAGTTCAATTAAACCATGATCAACAAATGGCTCAATTACAACATCAATTTGACATGCAGTTAAAGCAATTAGACGTAGCTCAGTTAAGTGAAAAAGAAAAATTAGTTGAAGAAAGGAAAGATAAAAGAACAAGAATACAAGGAACACAACAAAGTCAAATGATAGCGCAAAGAACAAATGATAGTGCTCCTATTGATTTTGAAAAAGGTGGAGGATCTGGACAAGTGCCATTAGCACCTCAAGATTTCATACCCACTTAATAAACATTAATTATTATATTATATTATGTCAGAAGAAGTAAAACAAGAAGGTGAGTTCAAAATGAAGAAAAAACCAGGACGACCTAAAAAATTAAATAAATCAAAAGAAGAAAGTACTGTAAAAGTAGATCTTAATAAAAAAGAAGAAGATGCCATTCCTGAGTCAGAACCAACGAGGGTTGTGCTACCGCCTGATGGAGAGAGCAAAGAAGAAGGGACAGAAACCGAAGTGGAATTGCAACCTATGGGAGAAGCACACGCCGAAGAACAAGAAACTACCGAAGAGAGTAAAGAAGAAATAGTAGTTGAAGAAATAGTAGAGCAAGTTAAAAAACCTGCTGAAGAAGTCACTACTCCACCAGTTCAACAAACACAACCTGAACTTCCTGAAAACATTGAAAGTTTAGTAAAGTTCATGAAAGACACTGGAGGAACATTAGAGGATTATGTTAACTTAAATAAAGATTATACTAAAGTTGATGATAATGCTGTTTTAAGAGAATATTATAATAAAAGTAAACCTCATTTAGATTCTGACGAAATAGACTTCTTATTAGAAGACAAATTTTCATGGAACGAAGATGAAGAAACAGAGCGAGAAATTAAAAAGAAAAAACTCGCTTATAAAGAAGAAATTGCTAAAGCTAAGAACTTTTTAGAAGCATCTAAAGGTGATTATTACAAAGACATCAAGTTGAAGTCAAACAGTAATGTTACTAAAGAACAACAAGAAGCCTTAGACTTTCTCAATACATATAGACAGAGCCAAGAACAAGCTCAAAAGCTACACGGAGCGTTTAAACAAAAAACTCAAGAATTTTTCAAAGGAGATTTTAATGGATTTAATTTCGATGTTGGAGAAAAAAGTTTTAGATATAAATTAAACAATCCTGATGAAGCTGCTGACCGCCAATCAGATCTTAAATCCGTTTTTAAGAAGTTCTTAAATGATGATGGGAGTGTTCATGATTACTCAGGTTATCACAAAGCTGTTTACGCTGCTGCTAATGCCGACAACTTAGCTAAACATTTTTATGAGCAAGGTAAAGCCGATGCTACTAAAGATATAATAGCTAAATCTAAAAATATACAAGATGGGAAGCCACGAACAACCTCTAATGGGGATGTATTTATTAATGGATTAAAAGTTAAAGCAATTACTGGCGCTAATGGTTCTAAATTAAAAATCAAAAAAAGAACATAACTTAAAAATTTAAAATTATGAGTTTAAATCCAGCGTTGGGTCCAAATTTGGAGCCAGCACAGAAGCGAATGGCGTTAGCCACAAACTATTTGTCTTTTACAGATGGTGATAACGACTTCGCACAGCAATACTTACCTGAGCTTTATGAGCAAGAGGTAGAAAGATATGGTAATAGAACTATTGCCGGATTCTTAAGAATGGTTGGCGCTGAAATGCCAATGACATCTGACCAAGTTGTTTGGTCTGAACAAAATAGATTACACGTAGCTTATGAAACGTGTGAAGTAATAGATGACACTACTATTAGAGTAAACATTGATCCTGACGTGACCGCTGCCAGTGGTGCTGTTGGAAGCAAAGAATGTGCTATTAAAATTAACAACACTTTAGTTGTTTATGGAAATGGAACAACTGGTGCTGGTCAAGGCAAAACTATGAAAGTGTTAGTAACAGCTGCTCCTGGTAATTACCAAGGTGGTGGTGCAGCTGTACCTAGAACATGTGATGTAAGCGTTGCTTGTTATGAAGCAAGTGGTTTAACTACAAGTGCAGCTACTGCAGGAGAATTTGATGGATCTGGATCTTCAGGTGGGTTAAATTCTGATGTTGCTGTATTCGTTTATGGTTCTGAATGGGAAAAAGGATCTAACACAGATGCTTTAGCTTCTATTGAACCTGATTTTACACAGTATAGTAACTCTCCAATAATTATAAGAGATAAGTTTGAGATCAATGGATCTGATACTGCTCAAATTGGTTGGGTTGAAGTTGCTACTGAAGACGGAACATCTGGTTTCTTATGGTATTTAAAGTCTGAATCTGAAACACGATTAAGATTTGAAGATTATATGGAAATGGCGATGGTTGAAGGTCAATTAGCTACTGCTGGTTTAGGTGCAGGTTCTGTAGGGAACATTGCTCTTGGAAACGCAGCTATGAGTGGTCAAAAAGGTACGCAAGGTTTATTTGCTGCTATTAAAGATAGAGGTCATGAATATCAAAACTTCGCTGGTACTGGCGGTGGTAATGATGCTTTAGATGATTTTGATTCTATTTTAGCTCAATTAGATTTTGAAGGTGCTATTGAAGAAAATATGATCTTCTGCAATAGATCTTTAGCTTTAGCTATTGACAATATGATTGCTAATGTAAATGGATCTGCTCAACAAGGAGTTAACGGTGCATCTTACGGATTATTTGAAAATGATTCTAATATGGCATTAAACTTTGGGTTTGACGGTTTCAGAAGAGGTTCTTATGACTTCTATAAAACTGATTGGAAATATCTTAATGATGCTTCTACTCGTGGTTTAGCAAAAGATATCGAAGGTGTATTAGTACCAGCAGGTACTTCAACAGTGTATGATCAAATGTTAGGATCTAATATTAGACGTCCATTCTTACACGTAAGATATAGAGCTTCAGAAGCTGATGACAGAAGACTTAAGTCTTGGGTTACAGGTTCTGTAGGTGGAGCTTACACATCATCTTTAGATGCTATGGAAGTACACTTCCTATCTGAAAGATGTTTAGTTACTCAAGCAGCTAATAACTTTATGTTATTCACTACTTGATAAATATCAAAATGCTAGGGTGCTTCGGCACTCTAGCTTTTATTTAATTATATTATATTATGGCAACAAAAACAAAAAGAAAAGAAGAAGAAGGATGGGAAATAAAAGACCGTCTTTATCATTTAATAAATAAAAAACCTTTAACCTTAAGATTAAACTGTAAGCATAGTAGAAGATCTCCATTACTTTATTTTGATGAAGAAAATGGGGAACAAAAAGAATTACGATATGCTACTAATATGTCATCACCTTTTGTAGATGATCAAAAAGGGACAGCAACATTAGGACACATAGTGTTTAAGTCTGGAAGGTTATTTGTTCCAAAAGAAGAACAAAATCTACAAAAATTATTGTCTTTATATCATCCAAGAAGAGATAAAGAATATAGAGAATTTAAACCTCAAGTAGCAGCTGCCTCTGACATTGATTATTTAGAATTAGAAATTGATGCTTTGAATTTAGCAAGAGATTTAGATATAGATCAAGCTGAAGCAGTATTAAGAGTAGAACTTGGATCTAGAGTTGGTAAGATGAGTTCTAAAGAACTAAAAAGAGATTTATTACTCTTTGCTAGAAATAATCCTAAACTATTCTTAGAACTAGTTTCTGATGAAAATATTCAGTTAAGAAATATAGCTGTAAAAGCTGTTGAAGCTAGAATCTTAAAATTAAGTCAAGATAATAGAACAGTAAGCTGGGCATCTAACGGAAGGAAATTAATGACAGTTCCGTTTGAAGAAAACCCTTACTCAGCATTAGCCGCTTGGTTTCAAACTGATGAAGGTTTAGAAATTTTTAAATCAATAGAGAAAAAACTCTCTTAACATGTAATTATAATTAAGGCGGCCTTAGCGCCGCTTTTTTTTTAAAATATTCCTAATGGCTATAAATGTAAACGACGTATATCAAACCGTCTTATTAATTCTAAATAAAGAACAACGAGGTTATATGACCCCTTATGAATTTAATAAGATAGCAACTCAAGTTCAAAGAGAAATTTTTGAAAGATATTTTGATGATTTAGCAATATATGCTAGAACTTCTAGTACTGAAATAGAATATTCTGATAGATTAAAGAACACAGAAGAAAAACTAGAAGCATTTAGAACATCAACTTATCCGTTATACTCTAGTGGTGGTTTTGATATTCCTAGTAATTTATACAGATTAGGTGGAGTAACTTTTAGAGATTTTCTTGAAATACCGGGTTCTCCGGGTAACTACAACTTCAGCAATACCTATGTTGAAGCACAACAATTAGATCGTCATGAATTTAATCTTGTAACACGATCAAAACTAACCGCCCCAACAAAAACATTGCTTATACAGCTGGTGATGTAGGACAATATATTTATGCTCCACCAGGCACTACAGGTGTGGTAACTCCTACCGAGGGATCAGTAGATTTTGAATTACATAATTCAGAACAAACTGAAGTTATTATCAATATATTATTTTATGCAGGAGTT